TTTGGCACGATTTTTGCTATGCGTGTGCGCCCGTGAAATTGTTTCACGTGGAACACTGCCACACCGATGCACGAAATAAAATGTTTCACGTGGAACACATTGTTAAACAAAGTTAAAAGAATAATTTAACACAAAATAACACGCCAACCGCTTGCAGGTAAAATAAAATGCTTAACTTTGCAACGTGTTAAACAATTAAATACTTAAACAAAATGAAAACAACAGATTTAATTTATCAAAATCAGAAAGTGTTAAACGCAATGCAAGAACTTGTAATGCAAAGTAAGAAACACATTGAGTTTTTGGCCGCAAATGCGCCCAAAATTCGCACAAACCTTGAATGCGTTGCCGAAAGTATGCAAATGCTTGCTGATATGCTGGAAAATCAAATCGTGTTCAACCGTGACACAAGCATCAAGTTTGCGAAAGAGTGCGCCCGCAAAAATCAAGCGTATGATTTTATCGCAACTGAAAAACTCATCGGGCGTTTCAAAACCTTTTGCGAAAGTTACCCGACAAACTTGTACATCGGTTTAACGGGCGTTGAAACATCGCAGGACAAATAACAATCAGCAAGGCACAAAGAAAAGGCGGTAACAATCAAGTTGCCGCCTTTCTTTTTGTCATGCCTTTCAGTTACTCAATATAAACGCCGTCAGACAAAGCCGCATATATCATTTCTTGTTCCTCTGCAAGCATTTCAGCGGTATGGATAGGCGTAACATCATCAAAGATATTAAACCCTCTGAAATCGCCTAAAATGCCCGTTTGTCTGTCATTGTTTCGCCCGTTGCTTGCGCTCTCGTACCACTTGCAGTAAATGTAAGGTTCTAAACCGTAATATAACATTTCGTTCCAATCATCGCCGCCCACGGTTTTAACTTGGGTGCTTGGCGAAAGGTATATTATTTCGCTGCTTGGCTCTGTTTCCTCAACTTGGAACACAACGCCGTTGCAGGACAAAAGCGCAACCCCGTTGCCCGTTACCACGTTTATAACGTACTGCAAACCTATCGTTTTACCTGCATAAGCGTTGTTAAGGTTTACAAAGCCTGCAAACGGCAAAAAGATTTGTATTTCGCTTTCGTAGTCGGTGTTGTCCTCATTGTGCGCTGGTACTACCGCCGTGCCGAAATCAAGCGTTATTTTGTCCTGTGCTGGCTGGTGACACGATACGCCCGTGTTGTAGTTACCGCATCGTATTACATCGGTGCTGCTTGCACCTATGTTGGTGTAAACACGGCGTATTTTGTTCACGTATGCGCCCAAATCTATGTTTTCGTAAATAGATGCTCCCGTTTCGGGGTCGCTGCCCGTTTCCTTGAAAAACCGCTTTGCGCTAAATTCTGCCAATTCGTCAAGCGTTACCAAATACACGTTTATTGCGCCGTACTGCTCGCCCACAACGGTAACGGGGTACGCTTGCGCATTTACAGAAAGGTCATACCAACCGTCTTGTAAAACAATGCTTCCCGTTGCCGTTTTTTTGTCGCCCGAAACGGTTAAATCTTGTTTGGTCGGGTAGCCCGTTTCGTTGTAATAGAAAAAATTAGGCGTACTTTGTTCCGTATCAAACGCCGTGTTTTCGTTCGCTTTGATAGTTACGTTAAGCGTTTCACCGTATTGCAAAAATTCGGGTAACGGTGGGTCGGCATAACAATTTGAAAGGTTGGGTTTAATGCTTACCCCCTCTGTAAATTTGCCCGTTTCGCCCGTAAGCGTTACGCCGCTGCCTGTACTGAAATCGTCATTACTCCAACTCGCCGTTTTGCCGTCCTCGCTTATTGTCATATCCTCGCTTGCAGGGTAGCCGTAACCGTTCGTAAACGCCACTTTTGCGCTGGTTATCTTAAAACCCTCATTTGCCGTTACGTTTACGCTGCCGCTCCGCTTTCCACTTTTAACGCCCGTTGCGGTCGTGTTGGGTATGTTGTTCGTAACGTTAAGTTCGGTCGTACCCCCGATTTGGGTGTTTCCCGTGATAGTTATTTCCGTTTTTGCACTGGTTTTGGACAACTCACCAAATGCCCAATCCTTTGCGCCGTTTTGCTCCAAAACAACGCTTTTCGGGTAGCCGCTTGTGTTGGTATAAACCGCCTTAACATCACCTTGAAATACAAACCCGTCATCGGTTCTTACGTTTATATTCCAATAACCGCCGCTTGCGTTCCACTGGCTGTTATCATCGTGTGCGTTAGGTATATTTACAATTACTGCCATACTCTTTTATTTTTCGGTTGTTCCTTTTAATGTTACCATGATAATGCCGCCCGTTTCATTCAGTAAGCCCGTATTTGCAAACGGCACTTTCTCAAAATTCGGGGTGCGCTTGTAAACCGTTTCACGGTTTGAAATATACGGGTCGGGGTTGTCGCTTTCAGATACACGCCCCGTTGCCGCCAAAATTTCGGTTTCGTAGGTTTTCAGTACGTCCACACGCAAACTTAATTCGTAGGCGTTGTTTCCCTCAAAACTCACCCTTTCCACGAAATAATAACGCCCTAAATCGGGTATGTAACAATAGTTGAAAGTCGGTCGGGGTTGCTTTCGTAGTGTTACGGTCGGGCGCAACACATCGAAAGTTTGCCGCAAATCGCCCTCAATCGCCGTAAACGTGCCCAACTGCTTGTTTACCGTGTTCGGGTGTCCGTTGTATGAATAAAAGTTTATCGTTGTCATATCGGAAAGAAAGAAGGCGGTGCGGTGCGTTTTCACCTGCACCCACACCGCCCAAAGTTAAACAATCTAATACCTATTGAGTTACTCAATAAAGAATACTACAAAGTTTTCGTTTGTATCGTTGAAATACCCTGCATCAAACTTGTAATAGTTGTTGAAAAACTCTGCTTTTGCGTTGTAGTTCGTTGTTACTCGTCTGTCAAGATTGCAAACGCCCAACGCATCACGGTCGAACATTACGCCCAACACGCCCGAAATTTCAACGGCTTTGCCGCCGCTTTCCTTGATATTAATGTTTCCCGTGCTGGCAAACTCGTAGTTCTTTCCGCTGCCCTGCCAAAAAGGTACGGTTTCGGCTTGCGGCAAAAGCACGTCGCCACGGTTGAACGTGTCTGAATAAAGATAGGTTTGCGCTGCCTTTGCAAAGTCGGACAAAAGTACAACGTGTAACATATCTTTCGGGGTAAACCGTTCCTTGCCGCCAACATTGAACACGGTGGAAATACTTTGCAGGCGGTCGGCGTAAGTTCCCATAACGTAAGACGCAAAGCGTATGAAATCGGGGTCGGTTATCGCCTTTGCCGCTGTCAGTGCGTTAGGGTTCGGGGTCGGCTCGCCCTCGACTTGCGCTGGTGTTGCAGGGAAATACTTGTCATTGTACAACTTCAAAAGGTTTACGCAACGTGCCGTGCTTGCGCTGGAAAGGTCGGCATTGGTTAGGTTGCCTGCCGTACCGCCAAACGCAACCGCATCAGCTAACACGGTTTCCGCAATCATGTTGTTTATTGTACGCATGATTAAAGCGTCTGCCTTGATAGTCATTGACTTTTCAACGGCTGCATAAATCATTGAAATAAATCCATTGAGTTGTGCGGCGTTGCTGAAACTTTCCTTGACCTGCCTTTCGGTGATTGATACGGGCACTTCAAACGTAACCTTTGAGTTGAAAAACTTTGCGGTAACGGTCGGTTTGTGGAACACGTCTTGCGAATAGGTTTTCCCGTCCGTCAAGTTCCACGTGTCGTTTTCCTCGGCTTCGGGAACATCGGCACTTATTTTTTCCAACACGCTGCCAAACTCCCACGCATCCATTAAAACGCTCGGCACTTTGCCCGCATAAGGTCGGTTTACGAAAATCACCTTACCGATATGGTTTACAAGTGATTTTACGTAGTTGTCAACTGCATTTTGGTTAAACACTTCCGTGCCTAAATCCACAATGCCCGTCAGGTCTTCGGCTACAATGTCAGTACGCCCCAAAACCTCGCCCGATACGCTGTTAATAAGCGTGTAAATCTGTTTTACTTCCATATTGCTAAAAATTAAAATTAGTTATTCGTAAATACTCGTTGTTAATTCTCTTACAAGTGCAAAGATAATGTTTTTTCTCCAATTATCACGCCTTAACTGCAATTCTTTTGCAATTTCACTTGAAATTGATTTGCTTGCGCCCGTTCCTTTGCTGGTTTCGGTTGTTTGGCGTTCCTCTGTGCGGTTTCTCTCATCGTTTGCGGTCTTTCGGTCGCTGTCTGAAAAATCGGTGTCGTTGAACGCCTTGTTTGCGCCCGTTTCGGTGTTGTCGGTGCTTTCCTGCAAAGTTACGGTTTCCGTCCGTTCAACGCTTCCCGTTACGGGTGTCAGTACATCGTAGTCGGCAAGCATCGCCGCCGCTTCACGTTCCCAACCCTGCACGTTTACCGCAATCACCGCCGAAACAACATCGCTTGCGTTGTCGCTGGTTATGCTGCTTACAACGGTCTTGCCGCCGTACATCAGTAAGGCGTAAGCGTCTAACTTTTCGGGTGCGGTATCGCCGAAAATTGCGGCGTACTCTGTCGGATATTCAGTCTTGAAAACCGTTGCGAATATCCCGTTACCCTTTGTAAATAATTCGTTGTATTTCATTGCTTATCGTCTTTGTTTTCTTCTGTTTCTTCTGTTTCTTCTGTTTCGGTCGTTTCGGTATCGTTTCCGTCCGTTTCCGTTTCCGTTTCTTTCGTTTCTTCTGTTTCGGTCGTTTCGGGGTCGTTTCCGTCTGTCGGGTCGGGTTCTTCTGTCGGGTCGGGGTTTTCCTTTGCCGTTTCCAAATCAGCCGCCAAAGCGTTGTAATTATCCCTTTCCAAACCCCAACTTGAAGCAAGTTTAACCGAAATTTCGGTGTCGAACATTTCGTTAATTTTCTCAACTGCATTTTGTCTTTCTTTTAGCATATTATCCACATACGGCAAAAGTACGTCCACATTCATTGATACCTCGCCCAAATTTAGGCGTTCCCGTTTCATGTTGTAGTTTGCATTTAGCCCCAATTCGTTGTACATACTCGCCTTGTAGTATTGCACCAACTCAATAAGTTGCGTTATGTACACGCTGTTTGTGGTCGGTGCGGTCTGCATATTTACGCCCTTGAAAAAAGCGTTTTCCCCGATAATTGAAAACTCGCCGTCTTGTATCTTGCGCAAAAACTCATCGGCACTTTGTTTTGTCTTGTCATCGCTGGCACTTATAAGCATAGTGATACGGGTTAAAATGCTGGCGGTGTTCAACGAAATAAGCCCGTCAGTATATAAAACCGCATAACGCCCTATCAGCGGCAAAAGGCTTTCGCCGTTGCTGTCATTCTCAATCAAAACCCCGTCTTTCTGAATATCGTAGGTTTTGTTTAACTTTAATGCAGGGTTCGCCACGGTGTAAAGCGTTGCCCGTCCGTAAACATCGGGTTCGCCGCCCTTGCCGCCCGAAAGCGCATACAAAACCCCGTCCACGCTGGTAACAAAGGCGTTGCCCGTGGTCTGCAAAAGCCGCTCCAATTCCTTTTGCGGTATGCTGTCGGGCAAACCCTCATACTCAAACATACTTTGAGTTTTCGCCAACGTGTTCGCCATAAATTCAGTTACGGCGGTGTCTTTGTCCCTTATTTGTTGCTGGTACAACTTGTAAATGTTATCTTTCCTTTTCATCTGTCAAAACTTTAATTAGTGTTGTAAGTTCGGCTAACACTTTCGTATTTTCCGCAATCGTATCTTTTAGGTGTTCCGTTTCTTCTTGGTGCGCCTGCCTTTGTTTCACCATATACCAAAACAAAGCCCCACACATCACAATCGGAAAGCCCAAACTTGAAATGATTTGAATAATAGTATTTGCGTCCATATCAATAAATTTTTAGTTCCTATTGCAAAGGTAGTTATTTATTTCGTAAAACGTGCGGTTCGGCACGAAATTTGCACCAAACCGCCGTTATTTTCATTTAAGCGAAACAATGTTTGTCTTTGCACTCGTAATTAAATAATTGCGTACTATCTCACCAATTTCGTTATCTTGATAGAAAACTTTGTCTATTGCGAAAAACCGTGCGACTTGTTGCTCAACGTAACTTGCCGTGCTTAACAACTTGCGTTTGTAGTTCGGTTTGCCGTTCATTTCCAGCGAATAAATAAGGCTGTTTTCCTCATCTTTTATCGGGGTTGTCTTGGCGTGTATGTACGTAAAACATTCGTTGCCTACTTGGATAATGTTGCCTTGCAAAACAACATCGTTAAACTTGATATAATACACAAACAACACATCTTGCGGCTTGTACTTGCACGGCAAATGCGGATATACTGCAAGTTCCCATTTACCGCCCGTAATCATCTGCAAGTTTTGGTTATCGAAACAAAAATACTTGTTGCTGGCTTTGTGTTGTACGGTGCTACTGCAATACTCAACCGCCACTATTGCGCCGTGTTCGCCAAAGCGGTATATATCTATCGTTCCTTGCTCCATGAAAGGCACTTGCTTCAATCCCATTTCAGTAAAGTACGGGCAAAACTTGTTTACCGTGTTGCCCAACATGAAAACTTTTACATCGTTGCGCTGGCGTATTATCGTACTTAATAAGTTCATAAACAACATAAACTCATCGGGCAAATAATACCGCCGTGTCAAAAACTCATCAAACACAATCGTTGTAACATTCGGGTAACTACTGCTTTTTTCGTGTTCCTGCTCTGAAAGGCAAAACCCGTAACAAAACGGGGTTGTGTCGGGTGACCGCTTGTTTTTCTCTGCATCGTAGTACGACAAAAACCATTTGTTCGACATATAGAAAACTTCATTAAATTTGCCCTCTGTCAGTTCCTCAATAAGCCCGTTTGCGGTGTGGTTGGCAAACAGGCTTTCGGCACGTTTACCCCTCAAATCCTCACGCCAACGGCGTATATATGCCATTTGTTTGCCCGTCTTGATATAGTTTTCCAAACCATATTTTAAGGCTGCATAAGTCTTGCCGTTTGACCGTTCGCCAAATATCACGTTATAATCGGCGTTCTTGCTTAAAATCGCTTTCAAGTCGTAAAATTTCGGCTTGTCTGTCTTTGTCTTTCTTGTAGTCATACTCTTATTATTTTAGTCCTTAAATTTAATACCTCGCAAATAGTTTATGTACATAACCGAAAGGGAAAGGCTGTAACCCGTTGGCTCTAAATGTACGCCCGTGCGTTCGTTGTAGTGCGCCGTGCTGCCTTTGTAGTCGGTTATCTCGCCTTGTATCTCGTAGTCAATGTAAGTATGTATGTTTTTGCCCGTTGCCGCTGGCGGTATATCCAAATAGTTGGTAAACGCATCAAATATCCCGTCAGCCCCGTACTTTTCAATAAGATACGGTATCGCCGCCTTTTTGTTTACGCCCGAAACGGTTAGACTGAAATCGTAAGCCCGTCCACCTGCTTTTAGTGCGTTCGGCTCTTGCACCATGTACCGTTTAGCCCCCAAAGTCTTAAACCGTGTATATGTACCCTCGAAATCCCACACGCCCAAAGTCTTTGTTATGCCTTTTATCGTTTGCGGCTCGCAAAGGGAAAACGGCAAACCGTGGTACTTGCAGGCTGCACGCAATTTCATTTGCACCTGCATATTATAAGCCTTGAAATATGCTTCATGCGCTTTGCCGTTCATTATCTTAATGCTGTCGGTGTCGCTGTAAATGTAATCGTCTTTTGCTTCATGTATGCCCGTGAAAAGGTTGCGCCGTGCGTATGCGGTTACGAAAATGCCCCACGGGTAAAACAAAAAACGGTTCTTGCTGGTGTTGTATTTGTATAAAAGTTCCTGCTTTTGTTCGGCTGTCATTGAGTTAATATCCCACTCGCCGTTATATGTAAACTCATCACGCAAAGGGTTGGTAACACTCATACCGTAACAACTGTTTAACATTTCCTTGCTGTTTAAGTATTCCACTTCTTTGCCCTCAACGCCTTTTAATTTCGTCTTGCTTTCGTACAAATGCAGGATAGATTTTACAAACGGGGTCGGCAAATACTCTTTCTTGTAACAATACATTTCACCAACTCGCATACTTTCCCATGAATAAAAGTTTTTGATTATATTAAAATCAACGTCCGTAATTGTCAGCGCAATTTTTGCAGCCGCCACAATACGCCCGTTATTCTCGCACGGGTTTTCTTTCACGAAACATTTGCTTGCGCTTATCGGGTTGTCTTGCGTTTCGCTGGCAAATATGTTGGTAAACTCAATATCGAACACGCAACAATACTTTGATATTAAAAACTCAAATTGCGCCGTACTTTTAACCGTTATTGCAACGCCTTGCGACATCGGATATTTTTCCGCTATCATTACATACGGGTAACTGCTTGTAAAGTCGTAACTATCCACGTTGTACATTATTTCGTCTGTATATTCGGCGTTGGCGTGTGTAAAACCGCCTGCAAATGCACGTTGCAGCATATTAAATTCATTCATACCCGTAATTTGTAGTTCCTGCATCAAGTTTACGTAATCCCAATTTGGTACGGTCTTTCCTGCATCGCTTTTTTCACGTAAGCAATGCGCACGGCAATACTTGCGCACAAACCCCGTCTTTGTTATCGGTATGTGCGTTATCCCTTTGCTTTCCTCAATACGTTCTTGTATGTAGCACATCACTACTTTAATATCGTTTATACAATAATGTATTTCCGCATCGGTTAGCGGCGTTTCGCTGTGCCTTATTTGCTGGTAGTCCAAATCGCCGACGGCTTTTGCACACTTGTATTTCATAAGTTGTTCGCCCAACTTTGCAAGTGAATAACCCGAAAGCAAGTAACTACATCTAAACTCAATGTTGCCCGTTGTTATCGCATAAATCGGTTTGCGTAAATCAATACTGAAAACCCGTTGCCACTCAAACCACTTGCGCAAAAACTGAAATTCGTATGAAAGGTTATGCACATACACAATAAGGCGCAATTTGTCGGATAATTGCAGGGTGCTTGTTATTTCCTGCATCATCGTAACAAATTCGCCCCACGTGCGACCCATTATCGTGTAACCGTTTATTCCAAACTGCCAAACGTACATTATTGCGGCTTTCTCTAATTTCGCCTTGCGCCCGTTCCCGTCCTGCATACGCTGCATTTGCTCGTATGTGTACGCCCGTCCGTCCGTATCACGGTAAAAACTTGTTGTTTCAATATCAAATGCGCACGGCACGTTGTAAAACCTTTCGCCCTTGCTGTTTCCGATAATGTTTTTTTCATTTACGGCACGTTGCAACACGCTTGCAATTTCGGTCGGGCTGTTTATTCTTTCTTGTAACTCAAAAGGTATTTTTTTCATAAGCCAAACTTGCCAAAGTTGCGCAAAATGCGCTCTATATCGTTTTGCATATCCTCCATTTGGTCGGCTACCTCATTTGCTTGCCGCTCTATCTCTGCATCTATCGCCCGTGATATGCTTTGCGCTTCACTCTCTATTTGGGTGCTTATATCGCTTGCGCTTTGCTCCATTTCGCCCGTGAAATCCTTGTATCGCATCAAATACCGTTCCACGAAATCACTATCTGAAACGCTGTTTAACTTGCCTTGCAGGTTTCTCGCCATTAAATTGTACTCATCGGGCGTTAAATCATACATACGTTGCAAGTGTTGCCCGTACTGCCTTGCACCTTGCGCCGTACTTGTCGGCTGTCGTAGGAATGAAATCGCCTTGCCATACTCAATTTTTAAGGTGTTCCAATCGCCTTTCATTGAGAATTTCGTAAAGCCTTGTATATCACCTTTGTTCAACGCTTGCACGGCTGGCGAAAGTTGTCCGCTTTGCTCTATATTCTGAATACGGCGGTTTGCCATTTGGAAAACCCTTGCAATCTCTTTACGGTATTCGGGGCTGCTTTCAACGGCTTGCAAAATCTCTTTTTTGATTTTTGCCCGTTGGGTTGCTCCAAATACCGATTTTGTAAACTTAATCTTAAAACCTAACTTTGCCATAACGCTGTTATATTAAATAGGGGTTACGTTGTCGCAACCCCTACAAAGTTAAACATAACTTTTCAAACTCTTACAAGTCCACAAACGAAATAGAATAACACTTCTTGCCGTGGCTCTCGTACTCGTAAATCGTGTAACCGACTTTGCCGTCTTTGATAGTTTGTACTGCCTCATCATCGGCAAGTATTTCACGGACTGTTTCGGCGGTGTGGCTTGGCAAGTTCACCAACCGTTTGTTTTCCTCATCAATAATTACGGGGCTGTCGCCTAATTGTGATTTGTGGACATAAAGCCCGTTAATCTTGTGTATCACATCTTTGCCGCCCTCGCTTTCAGAGTTGAAAATATCGGCTAACTTGGCGTACTGAAAATCGGTTGTGTCAATACCGAAAGTTGTCTTGTTAAATTTACTTGCAAAACTTTTCATTGTAGTAATCTTTTAATTGTTAAACTTATTGTTAATTATTCGGCTGTCTGTCCTTGCGGCTCGCCGTCAAACGGCAAACTTAGTTCGGGGTTGTCTTGCGGCTTCAAGTCCATAAGCCACGCACGAAAGCGGTTTATTTTCATAACCGCCCGTTGGTTGCGGCATACTTCGTTACACGCCATAAGGCTACCCAAAGCCGACAAAGCGGCAAAACTAAACTCGTCAAATGCGTTTCTTTTTTCTTCCATTGTAGTAACTTTTAATTGTTAAACTTATTGTTAATTTGTTTTTGGAAACTTAACCGTACCGCCGTGGTAGATATACGTAGTATCGGTTGTTATTATCACTGCTTTGCCGCTGCTTGCGCTTTCACGTTGTACGCCGCAACCCTGCAAGATTGCAGATAGAAACAACATCGCCCCACAAACGGCAAAAATCATTACACACATTGCGACTTCTTTAATCGCTTCTTTCGGCTGCTCTCTGAAATGCTTTACTAACTCTTTCATAATTTCAAAATGTTTAATTGAACGCTGCAAAGATACAACTTTTTTTCAACATACAAGCATTACGGGCAAAAATATTTTCGTTTTAACTTTTCTTAACTCTTGGTGTTGTGTTCCACGTGAAACATTTTATTTCGTGCATCGGTGTGGCAGTGTTCCACGTGAAACAATTTCACGGGCGCACACGCATAGCAAAAATCGTGCCAAA